AATAAAATCATAATTAGAAATAATATTATGATGAGGATTAGAAAGCCATAATTGAGATAAAACATATTTTTTTTTAAAATGTACGAAACAATTATCAATATAAGGAAGATTAGTAATATTAGTTATTAAATCATCATCTTCATCATATAAATTAATGATGATATCAAAATTAGATTTAATATTATTAAAAATATAATTTAGATTAAAAAAAAGGATATCTTTTTTAGTTTGAAAGTTATTTTCTCCGATTGCTGCCAAATAATATAAAAATTTCATATATTATTATAATTTATTTTATTTTTATTATTTTTCTTCAGAATAAATAATTTTTTGTTTAGTTCCACCAGAATAAGTATAACCGTGATTACTTTCAATCATCAAATCATTAATTTTTTTATTATCTTTATTATATATATTTACTAATAATCTTCCATATTTATCAAATTCTAAACATTCTATATTAACTATATTATTATGATTTTCTTCAAAATTAACCAATTTACAAAAATAATCTCTATCTTCAACTGCTTTTTTTTTAATTTGTTCTCTATTAATATCTGTTTTTAATGGTTTCATTTCTGCAGAATCATAACCATTCATTCTACATTTATATTTTTGGATGGTATAATTAATTTTTGTGTTAGTAAATCCTAAAAATTTGGTTTTTATTACATTAGGAATTAAAATATTAATAGTACATGTATCTCCATCATATACATCTACTATTTTTCCTATTGTTTTTAAATTATTTAAACTAAAAAATTCTATTGTATTATCACTATTTTTTAATTCTTCCATTTTTTCTTTGTTTATTTCATTTATATTAATAAAATTATTATTATTATTATTATTATTACTCATTATATATAATAATAAATATATAAATCTTTATATGATAGCATATAAATTAACTCTTCTGGTATGCATAATAGTATATGAATCTAAATTTAGACTATCGAGGTGATTTTTAAATTTATATCTGTAATCATTGATATCACTAAATCCTTCATAATAAGTAATCATATTAAAATCATGTAATCTTATTCTTTTATCTTCAATATCTATTTTAGATTCATCATAAGGTCTTTTATTAAAGAACAATTGACAAATAATAAAATGGTCGTATCCATCAGTTGAATAAAAACAAGTGGGTAATTTAGAAAAGATTTCAACATAACAATAACCATCTGTAATTTTATCACTAATATCTGGTATTTCTGTTATTAAATAACGAAAACCTTCGCAAAATATAATATTATCTGTCCTTTCAGACATTATTATAATTATTTATTTTTACTATATTATAATATCTATATATTCTAAAAAATCAATTTTTTTGATTTATAATTATTTTTATTTATATTTTATTTTTTATTTTTTATTATATATTTATATTTGTAAATATATAATGAAAAAAGGAGAATTATATAATGATTTACATCCAGAAACATCAACAAAAAATACGGGATACAAAAATAGTGCAACAGCATTAAATACAATAAAAATAATAAAATATAGAAGTTTAAGATATCAATTTGATGTAATAAATACAATGTACAATAGAGCGAAATATCATAGAAATCAAACGGAAGATATGAGAAAAGCGATGAAAATATTTAGTAGATGGTTAAAAAGATATAAGAAATTAAGAGAAGAAGAAAAAAGAAAGTATAAGTGGATAGATTATGAGATATATAAAGGATATAGAAAATATATAGAAGAGTATAGATTAGAAGGATATAGAGATATATATGAAAAGATAAGAGAGACAAAAGGCAAATATTATAAATTGCAATATATAAAGAAAGATGATAAATATGATTATTACAGTTATAGAATAAATTTTATTAAGAAAAATAGAAATAAAATAATGTTTAAAAATAATAAACCTACAAAAATTTATATTTTATTATTACTTTTTTGTTATGATAATAAAAAATAATATCTTATAAAATTTTTAAGGTATTATATTATATTTTATCTTCGTTTATATATAAATATTTTTATAGTTAAATATATATATATATAATGAGTATTAATGCGAATGGTTTTTGGGAAGGTCTAGAAGCTAAATCACAACATATTTATGACTCTTCACTTGGAAATAGTTTAGTTAATTTTTTTAAAACTGAAAATGTTAAGAGTTTAGTTGATTTTGGTTGTGGAATGGGAAATTATGTAAAAACATTTCAAGAAAATAATATTAATGCGTTTGGATATGATGGTAATCCAAATACTCCTGAATTAACAAATAATTTATGTAAAGTATTAGATTTATCAGTATCAATAAAATTTGATGAACCATTTGATTGGGTAATGTCACTTGAAGTCGGAGAACATTTGCCTAAAAAATTTGAAAATATTTTTATAGAGAATTTACATAATAACAATAAATATGGTATAGTATTAAGTTGGGCGATTAAAGGACAAGGTGGTCATGGTCATTTTAACGAACAAAATAATGACTATATAAAATCAAAAATATGTGAATTAGGATATGTAAATGATATTAATTGTGAAAATAAATTAAGGAAAGATTCTAATTTGCCGTGGTTTAAAAATACAATTATGGTTTTTAGAAAATATAAAATATAAAAATATAAAAAATAAAATCTAGAAAAGATAATAATGAAGATATATTTATATGTAATAATATTTAGGAATAAGATAAATGATAAGAAGGAGATATTAAGAGAATTATTATATAATACAGCAACAACGATAATAGAATTTGAAGATAATAGAGCGATAGATATATATAATATAGATAGAGAAATAAATATAAATTATAAATTATTAGATAAAAATAATTTTGAATTATTAAGAGATTATAATAGAATAGTGAAATATAATAAAGAGAGATATAATGTGTATTATATAATATTGACAGAAGAGGAAGATGAAGAAAAGATATTATATGAAGAGATGATAGATTATGTGATGAATTTTGATAATGTAGAAGTTGAATTAGATATAAAATATTACAAAGAGAAAAATGAGAAAGAAGTAAGAGAGGAATTATATTATAATAATTATTGTAATATAAATGAATTTAATAGAAGATGGATTTTAATAGAAGAATTTGTAAAAAAATATATTAAATTAAATGAGATGGAAAAATATAATTATAAACAAGAATATATAAAAAAATTGACAGATGAATATTATAATAAATTTGAGAATAAAATATTATTATAAAAAATTGAAATAATAATATAATAAAGTAATAATATATATATAATGTTAAAATTAGTAGATTTATGTGCAGGAACAGGAGCATTTACATTAGCATTTACAGGAACAAAGAAAGTAAAATGTGTATATGCGAATGATATGGTAGAAGAGTCAAAGAATATATATGATGAGAATAATAAACATAAATTAACATTAGGAAATATATGTGATATAGATAAGACAGAGATACCGGAACATGATATATTGACAGCAGGATTTCCATGTCAACCATTTTCAATAGCAGGAAAACAGTTAGGATTTGAAGATTATAGAACAAATGTATTTTGGAAGATAAAAGAGATAGTAGAATATAGGAAACCGAGATTTATAATATTAGAGAATGTAAAAAATTTAGAATCACATGATGATGGAAATACAAAGAGAATTTAGAGAATATAGGATATAAGATAAAGAGCAAAGTGTTAAATACGAGTAAAATAACAGAAATACCACAACATAGAGAGAGAATATATATAATATGTTTTAAAAAAGATGAAGATTATAATAAATTTGATTTTGATTTTGAAATAAAAAATAATAAAAAAATAAGTGATATGTTAGAAGAGGGAGAAATAAAAGATAAATATTATTATAATAAAGAAGAGAATCATAGACATAAGATGATAATGGAAAATGGAATATCAAATGAGACAGTATATCAATATAGAAGAGTATATGTAAGAGAGAATAAAAATAAATTATGTCCTACATTAACAGCGAATATGGGTGGTGGAGGTCATAATGTGCCTATAATAAAGGATGAAAAAGGAATAAGAAAATTAACACCAAGAGAATGTTTTAATTTTCAAGGATTTCCAAAAACATATAAATTACCAGAAATGTGTGATGGTAAATTATATAAATTAGCAGGAAATGCTGTAAGTGTTCCAGTAGTTGAATTAATAGCAAAAAAAATAATAAATTAACTTCTATTTAGAGAAAAAATAGAAGAATAATAAGCATAAGCTTGTTGATAAACTTGTTCGTAAATATTATTATGATCATCAGAATTATATTCATAAACAGAATCAGGATCAGAAACATGATCAGAAACAGAATCAGAAACAGAATCAGAAATTAGAATAGGTGATTTAAGAATAATATCTTGGGTAATTTTACCGCCGATAGGGTTTTCGGTAATTTTGACGACGAAAGAGTTAATATGATTAGGCATAGTGAAGTAGTTAGTATAATTTATATATAAATATTTAAATAATGCAATTTTTTTATTAAATAAAGTAATTATAAAAAATTGCATAATATAATATATTGATAAATAGTAATAAAGATGTCTAGAATGAATACACAAATACATACATTATCATATGCGAGATATGAAAGTAAAGAGGTGGAGATAACAAAGATAAAGACAGTACATTTTATGATGACAGGAATAAAGAGGATTGACATTAAAAATATTAAGAAGACGATAAATTTGATTTTTGATAGTTATGAAGATAAGCTAATAATTATGGAGGAGATGATAGATTTTATTATAGAATTTCTGTTAGCATATGGAACAGAAAATTACCATGATTTATTCACAGATACAAATCATTTGTTTTCAATTGATTTTAAGTCAGTAGAAATAGATGAAGAAAGAAAAGTGGATATGAAAACAGGAAATATTTATTAAAATAAAAAAGAAAAATAATAATTAAAAAAATTGAAAAAAAGATTTATATAGATGGATAATATAGATAAAAAAGAAGATGACGACAAATTATATATACGAGAATAAATATTTATATTGGGAATCAGTACATGAGATAAATAGGACATTATTTAGAGTAGATAATGGAAAAAAAATAGAAGATTTAGAATTAAATTTAGATGGAGGGATAGAGCCGAATGTAATAATATGTTTTAGTGGAAGAAATAGGGTAGAAATAGATTTTAATAATATATATAGTAGTGTAAGGACGATAATAACGAATAAGGAGAATGTGATAGGTGATAAATATTTAGAGATACCAGAATATATAGAGAATATAGTGGTAGATCATAGAATATATAAAAATACAAGATCAAGGATAGAATTTATAGAATTGATGGATGAGAAGGAGATAAAGAATTTGATAAAGGAATTAGTGGAGAGTGGTAATATAAATTTAAAAAATAGTTTTAATGAGAATTTGCTGATGATATGTTTAAAATATAAGATATATGAATATATAAATTATTTAATAGATAATATGGAAGATGAGATAAAATATATAGAAACAAAACACAAAAGAAATATATTATATTGGGCGTGTTATTCAAGAATGAAAGAAAAAGCCTTAAAAATAATAAGAGAGGGAGAAGAGGATAAAGTAAAAAAATTAGTAGATACAATAGATATATTTAATTTAACTGCATTAGATTGGGCTTGTATGATAGGAGAATATGAATTAGCATATGAGATAGTAATAAGAATGGATAAAGAAATAATTAATAAAATAATAAATATAGAATTAAAAAAGAGGGTTATAATAGGTGAATCATGCTTACATTATGCAAAATTATTTAAGATGGAGAAAGTGGTAGAAATATTAGAAAGTGTAAAAGAAGAGTATAGAGTTAAAGAAGAGAAAGAGAGCAGTATTTAAAGTTAGTAATTTTTTTAAATTTATGATTAAAGATAAAAGGTAATAGAGGGTCAGATTTTGGGATATTAATAATTTCTGTATAGATGGAAATAAAATCTGAATTAGAGAGAGTAAAATTATTATATAAAAGAGCTTTAATAAAATAATATTCATAGAAACAGATATCTCCAATAAAAACGGGATTTTGAATAAATTGCGAGATAGAAGAATAATTATTAAGTTTAATAAGATTAGAGATAAGATTATAGGAGTATAATAGTTCTTTAATAATAAATTTAGAAATAAGATTAGTGATAAATTTTTTGTTATTAAAATTAGAATTATTAGATTTAAAGAATAGGATAAAGAAGATAATTTGATAATAAGAAGATAATAATTCAGTATAACTTTCATAAATAGAAAATTCATAATTATAATTTTTAGGATTTTTGATAGAATTATATGTAGAGATATTATTAGATTGTTCTGAATGATGACATGAGCCATCAAGACAGAAATTATGGATTAATTCGTGTATAAGAAGTTTATGAATTTCTTCAAATCTGGTTATAACAGATAATTTTTTGGGGATATTATTATGGGTAAAAGAGGTAGTGAAGCCACTAGCAACAAAAGCAGTAAAATTATTATTAGAAATATTAAGATTAGATTTATTAATAATATCAAAATTGAAATCTCTATTAATATGGATAGGAATCCAGATGATAAGAATATTATGTGAAATATTATGAAGTTTTTTAAGTAATAAAGTTATAAGATAAATGTAGGTTAGATATTTAATAATTTTATTATTTTTATTAAGAAAGAATATTTGGATGTTATGATTAATATTTTGCAGAAGATATAATTTATTATTATTAATAAATTGTAGTAAAAGATTATTAGAATGATATGATTGTTTAAGGAAAGATAATATTTCAATATCAGAAGAAGATTTAATAGTAAAATCATTTAAATTAGATTTAGAATTAAATAAATTATGAAGTTTAAGGAAAATATTATATAAAAAATGGGAATTAGAATTAATAATTTGTAGATTAATAAGATTATTCATATAATATAATAGTTAAAAAAAATTGAATTTTTAACATTATAATGATATATAATATATTTAAATGTTAAACAATACAAATAATACAAACAATATCAATAATATCAATAATACTATATTTAATGTTATTATAAGTGATTTAATTAAAAGAGATTATCAAAATGCGATTAATAATATAAATAAATTAACTAAGACAGAAATAGAAAAATATGAGAATGAGAATAAAGAGACATTATTAATAATAGCTTGTTATTTAAGAGCAGAAAGAATAATAGATATATTATTAGAAAAGACAGATGATGAATATATAAATAGAATATCTAAAAATAATATAAGTGCATTTGGAGTGTGTTGTGATAAGAATATTGAAAATATAGCTATAAAAATATTTAGAAGAACAAAAAGTGAGATAATAAATCTCGAAGGAGTAGAGAAAACAAAGGGGAAAACGCCATTATATATGGCAAGTAAAAGAAATATGGTAAATTTGATAAAAGAGATGTTAGAAAGTGGTAAAATAGATGATAAAATATATAAATATAAGACAGATAAAAATTACAGTATAGGATATTGGATGTATAATTATAATATGGAAGAATATATAAAGAAGATAGATTTTGATAGAGAAATAATAAATAGTGTGATAGAAAATAATAATACAATAATAATACAGAGTATAAAAAATAGAAATTATAAATTATGTAGTGATTTAATAGATAAAACGGATGAAGATACAATAAATATAAGAGATGAAGAAGGATTGACAGTATTTGATTATGCGGTTAAATATAGAAATTCTGAATTAATGAAGAGATTAAAAGATAAAATAAAACCACAAACTAATAATATTAAAATATTGTGTAATAATAAAAAGAAGAAGATGTTAAGAGAATATATAAATAAGATAGATAAAGAAGATATAAAAGAAAATAATTTATTAATACATAGATTATGTGAGAAGAATATGGAAGAGAGTGTGATATTATTAATAGAAAAAATAAGTAGAGAGGAAATAAATAAATTAGATGAGAGAAATAATAGTGTATTATATTATGCGATAAAAAATAAGATGATTAATTTTATAAAAGAAATAATAAATAAAATAGATAAAGATATGATAAAAAGAGAATATAATGGGAAGAAATTATATGAAATGTGTGTTGAAAATCAATTATTTGAGATTGCTTATTTAATTATGAAAAAAATTAATTAAAATAAAAAATTAATTCAAATAAAATAAAAAAAATTGAAAAAATAAAATATTTATATATAATAATAAGAAAAAAAGATGAGAATAGCATATAAGACGATAGATTTTGCTTTTTACAGTGATGAAACAAAAGAGGATGATATAATAATATTAAGATTAAAGACAATATCAGAGGAAATAATAGAGAGAATAATAGAAATTTCAGATTATAATATTTTTAGAGAGAAAATAAATGAGAATATGAAAATATTGATGGGAATATTTTCAGAGGATGAGAATGAAATAATAAGAATAAAAAGAGGGAATTGTGTGTTGTATGTAGAATTATATTGTTATTTAAGATATTATAGAAAAAATAAGAATTATCGGAAGGAGAGAGAAATAAGAGATGGTTTAAGACATATTGAGAGATATATTTTGAATTAATTTTTTTTATTTATTATAACAAAATGGAAATTTTTTGATGATAATATAATTTGAAAGATATTTATTAAGAACATCACAAATATTATTATTAAAATTTTCTGTATTTTTATTATTATTATTATTATTAATATTTTTATTAATATTTTTAGTAATAATATTACATTCAAGAGCGAATTTAGCGTGAAATAGATTACATAAATTATTATTATTCATAGTATAATAATAATAATAATAAATAAATTTTTATAATAGAGAATAAAAATTGAAAAAAGAATATAATAAATATATAAATAATATAGAAGATGTTGGTAGGTAATAGATATTATAAGATAGATGAAAATATAGAGGTTATATCAAAAATGGAGATAAAATTTGAGATATATAAAAGAATAATAGATTTAGAGATAGATGGAATAGAAAATCCGAATGTATTAGTGTATAGTTGTGATATATATGAGGAGGATGAGAGATATAGTTATATAAATATATTTAGTAGTGTGAAGATAATAATAACGGATGAGATAAGTATGAATAATGGAGGATTTGAGGAATTACCGGAGAGTATAGAATATATAATAGTGGATGGTATAATTTATGAGAATAATAAGATGGATAAGAGGGAATTAATAAAATTTATGGATATAGAGAAGGCGAAGAGGATAATAAAGGACAATACGAGGATAAAAAATGAATATAATTATATAAGTAAAAATGGGGAGAATTATTTATATTTAAGTTGTTATTTTGGATTTAAGAAATTGGCATTAGAATTAATAAAAAAGATGGATAGAGAGGTAATAAATACAAAAAATAGAAGAGGAAATACAAGTTTAATATTATGTTGTCAGAAAGATGAATTAGAGGAGGTAGCATTAAATTTAATATTAATAATGGATAGTGAGATAATAAATGCGAGATATGAAGATTACAGTGCATTATATTATAGTATAGTATATATAAGAAATAGTAGATTATCAATAGAATTAATAAATTATATGGATGATAAAAATATAAATTATTTGAATGAACAGGATGAGAATTTAGTATATTTAGCGTGCGAGAGTGAATTAGAGGAAGTGGCTAGGGAATTAATAGAAAAAATGGATATAAAAATATTAAATAAGATGAATTATATAGATGAGAGTATATTAAATCCGATGATATATAATGGGATGGAGGATTTAGCATTAGAGATAATAGATAAGATGGAAGATAGAGTAATAAATACATTAAATGATGAAAGATATTCGGTATTATACATAGCTAGTAAATATGAAATGGAGAGATTAGTAAAGAAATTAGTAAAAAGAATAAATAATAAAACATTAAATACAATAACAAATAAAGGGGAAAGTGTTATATATTGGATGTGTAAGAATAAGATGGAAGAGGTGATAGAAGAAATATTACCGAGGATAAGTAAAAAGAATATAAATAGGAAAGATAAGAATAAGGAGATGATAATACATTGGATGTGTTATAATATGATGGAAAAAATGGCGATAAAAGTATTAGAAAGGATGGATAAAGAGGATAAAGAGATAATAGAATTAATAATAAATAGTGTATATACAGTAGCACAGATAAATAAGATGAATGAATTAATAGAAATAATTGAAATTAATTTTATATAATAATAATAATATAATATGATTGAAATAGAAATTAATAATGAAATAAATAAAGAAAATAATAAAGAAAATAATAAAGAGAAAAATAGATGTATAATATGTTTAGAGGATGAGACAAAAGAGAGTGAATATATAATAAATAGTAGATGTAATTGTGTGTATTATTATTGTAAAATATGTAAAACAATAGTAGAAAATTTAGAAAAGTGTCCATTATGTAGGATAAATTTGGAACAAGAAAATATAAATAGAAATATAAATACAAATATAGAAATAAATATAGAGGAAGATGAGGAAGTAGAATTAAATTACAATGATAGTATGAATTTGATAACAAGATATTTATATTCAATAATGTGTGCAGTGATAGATATGATAATATTATATTATTTATTATACAATGATAGTAGAATAAATTATTACAATATGAAATATATGGTGGATAAAGATTTAATGAATAGAGAAACACAGATAAATATAATAAAGAGTTTTAGTATAGTAAAAGCGAGTAATATGATTATAAATATAGGTTGTATAATATTTATAATAAGTAATATAACGATGTATATAAAAAGTAGAATAAGAAGTATATGTAATAGATTAAGTGTGTATATGATAATAAATTTAGTGGATTTAATATATAATATAAGTTATAATTATGTGTTATTAGAAAGTGATAAGAAGTATAAAAGAGAATATTTCAAAGATAATATAACAATAGATTATTTGATGAATAATAATATAGTAAGAAAAAACGAGTATGATATGTATGGATTAGAGAATTATGATAAGTTATTTTATAAAGTAATAATAATAATATTATTTATATCAATAATAAATTCAATAAAAATAGGATATAATAGAGATAGAAAAAAGTATATAAAAAATTTTTTAATATATTTAGGTAGTATATTTTTTATTATGTTTAGTTTATATCAAATTACTTATAATTCTTATTATTCACATTATAATAAATAATAAAAAAAATTAAAAAAATTGACTCCCAAGGTAGCAATTTTTTTGAAAAAAAATTGAAAATAACAATATATTGAAGTAATATAAAGTATAAGAATAAAAATAAAAATGGCAGGTTCAGTAGAGATAATGATGATAGAGGTGAATGATGTATATAATTTGGATTTGAGTATTAAAGTTAATAAATTTCCTATTTTTGATATGATAGTGGATGGATTTAATATTAGTACATTGTTGGAGTATGCGATTGTAAGGGATAATTTGGAGATAGTAAGATTTTTGATTGAAAGGGGTCATGATGTGAATTATAGTAATTTTATGCAACCACTACATTTGGCAATTTATTTGAAGAATTATAAGATTGCGAAAATTTTGTATGAGGCAAAAGCAGAAATTACAGAAATGATTAGGGAAGAAGCACAAGGTGCAGGAGATGATTTTATTAATTTGATTATTGATGTTGATGATTATAAATATGAGGATGAAAGTGAAGAGAAAGAGGAGGATTATGATTATTAAAATATTATTATTTTTTTATTTAATTATAGAAATAATAATTATATAAAATAAATATATACAATGGATTATTCACAAGATTATACCGAAAAATACAAAAAATACAAACAAAAGTATGTCGAGTTAAAGAAACAATATGTATTAAGAGGTGGAAATCGTTATACATCAGCATCAGCATCTGCAGCACCAGCACCAGCACCAGCACCAGCACC